AATCCCGCCTCGCCATGAACGGCGTGTGGATGGTGCCCGAGGAAATCGACTTCCCCAAGGGCGATCACGACACGGTCGGCGCCGCCATCATGGACCTGTTCCTGTCGGTGGCGGAGCAGGGCATCAGCAACCCCGGGCAGGCCGCAGCGGCCGTCCCCATCGTCCTCACGGTGCCGGGTGAGTCCATCTCCCAGGCCGTCTGGCAGGACTTTGCCAGCGCCTTCGACGCGGCCGTCGTAGAGCTGCGCCAGGACGCCTTGAGGCGTCTCGCCGCCACCCTCGACATGCCGAAGGACGTCGCCGAGGGCACGCAGGGTGAGGCGAACCACTGGAGCGCCTGGCAGGTCGAGGAGTCCACCTACAAGATCTTCATCGAGCCGCTGCTCAAGGCGGTGGGTGATGCCCTCACCGAGTACTGGTTCCGCCCCGCCCTCGCGGCCATGGGCATGTCGCCCGAGGAAGCCGAGCGCTACGAGATCGGGTGGGACACCACCGCCATCGTCGCCCGGCCCGACGACACCGAGAATCTGCGCGACCTGTACGACAAGATCCTCATCTCCGATGAGTACATGCTCGCTGAGAACGGCGTGTCCGAGGACGCCATGCCGGATGAGGAGGAGCGCACCCGCCGCTTCCTCGAAAAGGTCGTCATCGGCGCGCCCACGCTGCTCGCCGACCCCTCCGTGTCGGCCGCCCTGGGCCTGAACATCGAGGTGCAGCCCGCCGCTGCGGGCGTCGACGCCACCGTGACACCCAGCGGGGAGCTGGAGCCTCCCAAGCCCGATCCCGTCGTGCGGGCGCTGCCAGGCACGCGGAACGACACCAACCGGCAGCCCCAGGACGCTCCGGAAGGCCTGGTGGCCGCCGCTGAGCTCATCGTCTACGACGCGCTCAGCCGGGCGGGCGGGCGCCTGCTCACCAACCAGAACCGGGGCCAGTTCAAGGCCACGCCCCGTCACGAGCTGCACACGGTCATCGAGCCGACCGTCAGCGTCGGCGCGCTCACCGAGGGGTCGTTCCAGTTCACCGACCAGGTAGCCGAGGCATTCGGGCGCGAGACGGCCTGGTTCGCGTGCCAGGTGTCCATGTACGTCCAGGCGCTCCTGGCCACCCAGCAGCCTCACGACCGTGAGACGCTCCGGAAGATGCTGCGGTGAGCGTCCCGCCGGACCCCCACCTGCCGCAGCGGCTGAGGGCCCAGGCCTTCATCCGGGAAGGTGAGGCGGCCGTAGGCCGGTCCTGGTACCGGTCTACGACGGGATTCCTGGACCGCGTGCGGCCCGACGTGCTGCGGGGCGGGCGCATCGACCCGGGGCGCGTCAGCGACCACCAAGGCTTCTGGACCAGCGCCGTGGACACTGAGATCCGGCCGACCATCGCCAGCGTCCTCAGCAGCGCCTGGCGGCGCGTCTCAGCGGCCGGGGACCCGCCTACCGACCCCTGGACGTCGGCGTACCTCAACGAAGCGGGCAACCGGCTCAAGAACGTGCCCGACGAGGTGTACGGCCTGATCGTCATGGAGATCGAACGGGGCATCACCGAGGGCCGCAGCCTGGACCGGGTCACCGAGGACGTACAGCTCCTGCTCACAGCGAGCGGAACGGACCGGTGGCCCAACCGGGCGCGCACCGTGGCCCGCACCGAGACGATCGGGGCGGTCAACGCGGGCGTGTTCCGGGCGGCCGACCTGGAAGCGCGCGAGCGGGGCGACGTGGCGCCGTTCAAGCAGTGGATCAGCACGGCCGACGACCTGACCCGCCCGACGCACGTGGCCGCCGACAAACAGCGCACGCTCCTGTCGGAGCCCTTCAGGGTCGGCACGGCATCGCTGCTCTTCCCGGGAGATCCCCGGGGCCCGGCGGCCGAAGTGATCAACTGCCGGTGCTCGCTGCTGCCGGTGGTGCTCGGTGAGACGATCGACTGGACGGAGAGGCAGAACCCATGACGACCTGGCAGGAAGCCAAGGACGCGTACACCGTGCACCACGGGTACGAAGAGCCCCCGACCGACCGTGACGTGTTCTGGTCGATGCTCGCCGAGGGTCTTCTCGACGCGGTCATCAACTGGCCGCTGCCCCCTGAGGAGGAGACCGAATGAGCAGGACATGGAGCGGCGTACTGGCGCGCCTGGGCGTGCCGACCGGCGACGGGCGCATCATCGCGCCGGGCAGCGGCGGGAGCCGGGACCTGCCCCTGCCGCTGCTGTACCAGGGGCGCACCGAGGACGGGCATGGCGGCAGCGTCGTGGTGGGGCGCATCGAGACGCTGACGATCGGTGACGGGATGGTCACGGCGACGGGGTCGATGCTGGACGCGGCGTACGGGACCGACGTCACGGAGCTGCTGGAAGCGGGGGTGATCGGACCCTCGGTCGACCTGGATGACGTCGAGTACCAGATGGACGACCAGGAGCGCATCGTCATCACGCGATGGCGCATCGCCGGGGCGACGCTCGTGGCGATCCCCGCGTTCGCCGACGTGCGGGTGACGCTCGACCCGTGGCCCGCCGCACCGATGGATGAGGTGGAGTTGGTGGGCCGGGCGGCCACTGACATGGACCCCGACTGGATGTACGCCAGCGCCGCACCGGAGGTGCTGCCGCCGCTGGACTGGTTCCGTCAGCCTGACCTGGACCGGCTCACACCGCTCACCATCAGTGACAGTGGGCGCGTGTTCGGTCACATCGCCGGGTGGGAGACGTGCCACGTCGGCCTGCCGGGGTGCGTCACGGCGCCGCCCAGCCCCTCGGGCTACAGCTACTTTCACGTCGCTGAGCAGCGCATGGCTGAGGGCATGACGCTGCCGGTGGGGACGCTGGTGGCGGGGCCGACGCACTGCCGGGACATGCAGGCGGGCTTCCAGGCGGCGCAGCAGCACTACTACGACGACCCTGAGGCCGCTGTAGCCCGTGTGACGGCCGGGGAGGACGAGCATGGCATCTGGGTAGCCGGGTGGGTGCTTCCGGGCGCCACAGAGGCAGCCAAGGCCGTGTTCAGGTCATCCCCGGTCAGCGGTGACTGGCGTCGTGTCGGCGGGGCGCTGGAGCTGATCGCCGTGTGCTCAGTGAACGCGCCTGGCTTTCCTGTGCCGAGGGCGCGTGTGTCCTTCAGCAGCCTGGGAGGGCATTCGCAAGGCGTCCAGCTGTCGCTGGTGGCTTCGACAGGGGCGGTGCCGGTCGCCGGGGAGTACACGGGGCGGGGCACCGTCGGCGACGATCAGAGGATTGCCCGGGCCAAATGGGCCTGGGCGAAGGCGACGACAGGGATGGAGAGCTGACATGGCGTGTGGATCGTGCGGGGGCAGCAGGCCCAGCAACACCGAGTACCTGGTGACGCTCCGAGACGGGTCAACCAGGCGCGTGGCGACGGCCTCAGAGGCACGGATTGTGATCGGCCAGGACTCCACCACGGACCCGAACGGGCGTCGGCTGAGCGGGTCCATGCGGCTGGTGGCCAAGCAGAAGAGGGGGCTGAACCCCAGGTAAGACAGCAATTAGACGGGTAAGACAGCACCTCCCTATTACCGCCCTAAGAGAATCCTTACGTGAGGTGTAATAGGTGAGTGCTGTCTTACCCGTCTAGAGCCCGTCTTAGGCCGTGGGGGTGCGGTGAACGATCACTGAGCCGGGGTTACTCTCCGCAATCGCTTCAAGGTCGCTCAAGCGGCTGACGGGGATGGCGTGCCAGCGGTGCACGCTCGGAGCGTTGACGGGGCGCCGACCCGGGATCGCGTTGAGCCGGTCGTCCAGCTCCCACCAGTCGGCGCCAGACTTGATGCGGGCAACCAGGTAGGGCCGGTCTGTCGGCAGGTCCCAGCGCGCTCCCTTGCGCGCAGGACGGATAAGCTCGCTCATGGCGACTCCATCTCAGTCGTCTGGCCCCGGAGCGTTGACGCGCTACCGGGGCGTTCTGTTGCCCATACCGTACTCTGTGATCGTTCGACGCTGAGCTGAGAGCCGGTCGTGCACGACGTGTCCATATCCGTCTGCCGACTGTGAGGAGTCAGCCATGGCAGAGAACGAACCCACCTCCGAGGCCTTCAACCCGGCCGCCCTGGACGACGTGGCGCTTGCCGCCGAGTTCGCCCGGGTCGCCGCCCGGGGGCAGGAGCTGAGCGCGCAGCAGGAGCTGAGCGCCGAGGAGGAGACCGAGCTCGGTGAGCTTGCCGTCCGCCTCCCCGCCGTACAGGCCGAGACCCAGGCGCGCATCGAGCGCGTGGCCGCCGCCCAGGCGACGCGTGACGCGTTCGCCAGCGTCCAGGTTCCCGTCATTCCGTCCGTCACGCCCATCGTTGCCCCGGCAGCGCCCGTAGACGCCCCTGTGACGGCCGTAGAGCCCGCTCCGGCCCCCGTGGTCCCCTCGGTGTCCCAGATGGCCGCACAGGCCCCTGTGGTCGTTCCCGAGAAGAAGTCCAACGGCATCGTGCGCGCCTACGTCGGCGCCAACGCCGGTGGCTTCGTCGGCAAGAACGTCGGCGAGGAATTCGCGGGCCTCGCCGAGATCACCAAGGCCGTACTCGCCAACGCCTCCAGCTTCGGCAGCACCGGCGGATCGGGCCGCCAGTCGATCGCCCAGTTCAAGCGCGACCGTGGCGCCGAGCTGACGATCAGCAACATGGAAGACACCGTGGAGACGTCGCGCGTACTGCGCCACGCCCGCGATGAGAAGCGGCTCCACGGCGGCTCGCTGGCCAAGCAGTGGCAGCACAACATCGACCAGGGTGCGAGCCTCACGGCCGCCGCTGGCTGGTGTGCCCCCTCCCAGAACGACTACGACCTCTGCCGCATGTGGGCATCGGGCGTCGGCATCGCCGACTTCCCGACCGTCACCGTGACGCGAGGCGGCATCAACTACACGCAGGACTTCGAGTTCGCGACGATCTACGCGAACGCCGTGGCGGCCGGAGGCGGCTCGAACTTCCTCACCGAAGCCCAGGTCATCGCCGACACCGCCAAGACCTGCTCGGTGATCCCCTGCCCCACCTTCACCAACCGGCGTCTGGACGTCCTGGCGCTCTGCATCCGGGCGAGCTTCCTCCAGGTGGCGGGCTACCCCGAGGTGGTCAACGACTGGATCGACGGCCTGATCGCGTCCAACGAGCAGGAGATGAACCGCATCATCCTGGCGGACCTGCTCACGCGCGCCGGTGCGGCGACCGTCCTGGCCCCTGTCGACCCCGACCCGGGCGCGCTCGGCGACAGCTTCACCTCGGCGCTCCTGAGCGGTATCGAGCAGGCTCGCGAGGACCTGATCTACCGGTACATGATGCCGTGGGACACCACCATTGAGGTCCTGCTGCCGCACTGGGTGCTGCCCAACATCCGGGCCGACCTCTCCCGTCGCTCGGGCGACACCGGCAACCTGCTGTCCGTCTCGGACAGCTACATCGCCTCGCTGTTCTCCACGCGGCGCGCGCGCGTCCAGTTCGTACGCGGATGGCAGGACGGTCTCATCACCGGCGGCGCGCTCAACCCGGCGTTCCCCGGCGGCGACGCCACAACCCCGTTCAACACCTCCCTGCCGAACACGGTGAGCTTCCTCGCCTACCCGGCCGGGTCGGTGGCCGTCGCCCGCCAGGACGTCGTCACGCTGACCAACGTCTACGACGCGGCGAGCCTGGCTACGAACCAGTACACGGCCCTGTTCGCCGAGGAGGGCTTCGCGCCCATCTACCCGTGCCCCGGCCAGCGCCTCTACACGGTGACCGGCTGCACCGGCGGCATCACCGGCGCCCACACGATCAACTGCATCGACGAGACCCCGTAAGGCTCTCCCCTGAACCGCCCCGGCCTGCTCGTCGTCCCTGTGGCAGGCCGGGGCCCTCAGACAGAAGGGAGGGACCATGGGAACGATTCTCACCAACCGGCAGGTCATCGAGCCGCCGCCGACAGCAGCGCGCCGCTACGGCGTGTTCGACGCGGCCGCTTCGATGCCGCAGATGGACACCCGGATCATCGCGTCCGGTCTCCAGTTCACGGTAGACCACTGCGACCTGGCTGACCTGTACGACCAGACCTGCGTAGTGAACCCCGTCAAGACCCCGATCGTCGGCGCCGACCTCATGGGCGCTGACCCGTACTGGGTCGTAGCGCGCAAGCGCTGCGGGACGGTCGGCCGGACCGCCGAGCAGGCTCTTCGGGCCGCACGCGAGGTTCTGGAGACGTCGGCGCAGCTGCGGGTCGAGCAGGTCATCTGGGACGGCGGAGCCCTGACGACCGCCACGCCCACCCTGACGGGCGCTGGAGCCACGATCGTCACGCCCCTGGCCCCTGGCTTCGGTGCGGCCGTCGCAGCCCTGGAGGCGGCGTTCTACGCGGCTAACGGGTACATCGGCACCATCCACGTCAACACGGCGGCCTACGCGGCAGCGGCCTACTCCCAGCTGATCGTCCGACAGGGTGCAGCGGGGCAGCTGCGCACCCCGATCAACTCGGTGTGGAGCTTCGGCGCCGGGTACGGCATCACGGGCCCGGCGGACGTCGCGCCGACCGAGCCCGAGAACGTCTGGCTGTTCATGACGGCCCCCGTCACGATCTGGCGCTCCGGCGTGCTGCCCCAGCCCGACGCGCGCCAGACGCTCGACCGCACCCTCAACCAGTGGGACACGGTGGCCGAGGAGATCTTCGCCCACACCTGGGACTGCCCGAACGTGTTCGCCGTAGAGGCACCCATCAGCGCACCCGGGGTGGTGGCGGTCACGTGAACGAGGACTGGGCATTGATCATCCCGCCCCGCGAAGCTGTGGTGGAGACAGCGCGCGCGCTGCTCGCGCTCGCGCGTGACCCGCGTGACGTCATGACCGACGGCAACGGGTTCGAGTTCCGGGTACCGCCGTACCTGGCTGACCTGTACAACGCTCCTCCGGCCGCTCCCAAGCGCCGCGTGAAGAAGGAAGAAGGTGACGCGTAATGGCCGTGGTCTGCTCCTCTCTGGCACGAGGCAAGATGATGCGGATCACCAAGCTGGACGCGTGTGGCGCCGTAGTGGAGTCCGCCACGTCCACGCTGGTGACCAAGTCATTCGTCTCGGTGACTGTCACGCCCAACTACCTGGACGCCGAGGAGATCAGCCAGGCTGACGCCAACGGCGATCTCTGCGTGGACGACCGGTCCGACCCGGCGCTGCGCTGGCTGGACCTGGAGATCGTGATCTGCACGATCGACCCGTCGATGATCAACCTGATCACCGGCGACCCGCTCGTTCTGGACGACGCGACGCCCACGCCGAACACAGTGGGCTTCCGGATCGACGGCGACCTCTCGGGGTCGGCATCCTTCGCTCTGGAGCTGTGGTCCGGCATCACGGGGCAGGCCTGCAACGCGGCGGGCTTCCCCGCCTACGGCTACTGGCTCTTCCCCTGGGTCAAGGACGCCCAGTGGGGGGAGTGGACCATCGAGAACGGCGCTCTGACGATCACGTTCACGGCGCGCTCGGTGTTCGACTCCGCCTGGGGCGTCGGTCCGTACGACGTCCGCCGTGACGCGGCCGTCCCGGCGACGCTGGAGCCCCTGCTCACCCCCATCGGTGCGGCTCAGCCGGTCCACTACGAGGTGTCGACGGCTCCGCTGCCGACGCCGGGTTGTGGCGCCGTCGCGCTGGACCTCACGCCGTAACGAGACAGGGTGATCACTTCATGGACATCCATGAAGTGATCACCCTCGGGGGTCACCATGCCACTTGCCCGCTACCGGGAGCAGTACTGGTTCACCAATGAGCAACTCGCCATCGGCGTCCCGGCTCACATCTTCCCCCGGTTCTCCAACGTGCACGCCGTGCTGTACGCCGACCAGGCGGGCACCATCCCTCTCGCCAACCCCGTCACGACGGACGCCTCAGGCTTCGTTGACCTCTGGGTGGAGAACGGCGACTACTGGTGCTTCGTCAACGGCCAGGCGTTCTACGTGATCATCGACCTGGACCCGAACCTGACGCACGTCTGGCCTTCCACCTTCCGGTGGGAGCAGACCGCCCCGGCAACCACCTGGGTGATCATGCACGGCCTGAACAGCCTTCCCAACGTGACCGTGCTGAGCCCTCTGAACGAGGTCATCACTGGTGACGTTGCGTACACCGATGATGACAACCTCACCATCACCTTCGCAGCGCCCGCCACGGGCGTCGCGTACCTGAGACGCTAGACTTATGTCATGAGGACTCTGGAAGAACTGTTCTGGCCGAAGGTGACAGCCCCGAACGACAATGGGTGCATGCTCTGGACTGCGAGCCTGAATCAGAAGGGCTACGGCCAGTTCATGCACCGACGGAAGATGTTCAAGGCGCATCGACTGGCCTACGAACTGAAGGTCGGCCCGATACCGGAAGGGCTTCACATCGATCACCTGTGCCGGGTGCGGAACTGCGTTACCCCGGAGCACCTGGAAGCGGTAACCCCAGGTGAGAACTCACGCCGAGGGGTCTCGCACTGGGGGGCCCGAAACGCGTGCTCACGGGGGCACCTCTACGAAGACGAACGCCCATACGTAGCCCGAAACGGGTCGCGGCAGTGCAACGCGTGCCGCCGGGAGCGGTACGCAGAAGAGAGGTAGCACAGTGCCTGGTGTGCAGTTCGGCCAGCAGATCGACATGAACGGCCTGAAGATCACCGAACTCGCTCCGGGCGTAGCCGGGACCGACGCGGTGAACGTCTCGCAGCTCAACGCCTTCGCCGATGGCTTCAGCGTGCTCGTCGGCGACAACGTCCTCAGCACCTTCACGGTCACCCACAACTTCGCCCTGACCAACAAGGACGACTTCATCGCGCGCGTCGCCGACGTCGCGACTGGCACCGAGTACAACGTTGAGGTAACGGCGGTCAACGTCAACTCGTTCAGCGTCACCTTCGGGTTCGTGCCGACCGTCGGTCAGTTCCGCGTCTCCACCGTTCCGGTCCGCTGATGTCCGGGCGCCGCATGGGGGCTCTGCTCAAGCTCCTCAACGTCACCACCCCTCCGTCGGCGCCCACCTCCGGGGACGTCTGGTACCGATCCGACCTCGGGCAGATACGCGCGAGCGACGGGGCCGCAGGCGAGCAGCTGACGATCGGCCCGACCGGCAACGTGCCCACGGTGCGCACCACGGCGTGGCACAACGTCCCCGCCTACGGCAACGCCGCTTCGGCCAACGTGCCCGACGGCCGGATGTTCGCCATGCCGTTCTGGCCGGGGCGCAGCACCAGCCTCACCGGCATCGCCGCCAACACGACGCTCGCCCTGGTCGGCGGCAACCTCCGCATGGGGATCTACCTCTCGGACGGGGTGCTGCCCACGACGCTGCTGGCCGACTACGGCACGGTCAGCGCCGGGGTCCTCGGTCTGGCCCAGATCGGCGGCATGAACACCCGCGTCCGCCCCGTCCTGCACTACCTGGTCTGCGGGCGGCAGGGCGGGGTCCTCAACCTCGGCGTCACGACGCGCTCAACCTGGGATCCGATCATCGCGCCGACTTCCCCGGTCATCGCCGCCAACCGGAACGCCTACTACATCGACGGGGTGGGCGGCGCGCTGCCCACCACCTTCGGTACGCCTACCGGCACCGACCTGGGCGTGGCCCTGTCCGTACAGCTCACCTAAGGTGGTGTCATGCCGGTCATCAACGACTTCTTCGTCCCTCCGTCGGGCGACCCGACAGAGGATGGTCCGTGCGTCTGGCCGGTCGACATCTCCTGCTTCCCTGACTTCGCCTCCCTGCCGCTCCTGATCCAGACCAACGCCACGGCCTGGGCTACGTACATCCTCTGGGCGCTCACCGGCCGCCGGTTCGGCTCATGCCCCGTCACCGTGCGCCCCTGTGGGCCCGACTGCCAGGGCCCGGGCGGTTACCTCACCTTCCCCGTCACGGCAGCGGCCAACGGCGGGGGCATGCCGTGGATGATCCCCTGGATCGACGCCGGGATCTGGCGCAACTGCGGATGCGCCGGAGGCTGCACCTGCTCGGCGACCTGTGAGGTGCGCCTGGTCGGCCCGGTCATCTCCATTGAGGAGGTGGTCATAGACGGTCTGGTTCTGGACCCCTCGGCGTACCGCCTGGACTGGGTCAAGACCCTCCCGACGCTGGTACGCACCGACGGCGGGTGCTGGCCGAAGTGCCAGGACATGGACGTGGCGACTACTGAGATCGGATCGTTCTCGATCACGTACCAGAAGGGCATCACGGTCCCCGTCTCTGGACGTCTGGCGGCCGGGCGCCTCGCCTGGGAGTTCGCCAAGGCCTGCCAGGGCCAGGAGTGCGCTCTCCCTCAGCAGCTGTCGTCGCTGACGCGCAACGGTGTGTCGGTGGAGGTCGTGAGCCCTACCGACTTCCTCGACTCCGGCCTTACGGGTATCGCCGACGTCGACCTGTGGATCAGGGCGGTGAACCCGGCGCGCAAGGCGCAGGTGTCCCGCGTCTACTCCTCCGACATCCGGGGACCGAGGGTTGTGCTGTGACCCAGGCCATCACGCTCGCCAACGAGCTTCTCGCATGCCTTGAGACGGCGCTCCTGGCCGGTCCCAACCCGCCCCCGCCCACCAAGATCATGCTGCGCGCCG